TTCCACCACATATCAAAGTTATCTCGGTAGAAGTTGGCAAGGTATTCTTTTGTGCTCTCGACCTGTTCGCTTGGGATGCCTGCTTTGCTTAGTGCCTTGATACCCTTCATGAATGCTTTCCGCCAAGTTCCCATTGGCTTGCCAACTGCATTACGGAGATTGATAAGAACAAAACTAACTTGTTCGGCTTGCTTGATTCTCTCGTCATCGTATGGCACTCGCGGAGCATTAGTGCCCTTGTTTATATCAAACGGCTCCACCGTTCTCGCTACAGGGTTAGCCATTCTTTTTGTAGGATCTTCTAACTGGACATAATCGCCGTAGTCATCGATCAACTTGGTGACCAATACATACTTTAGGTTGTTTGGTGTGTAGGCACCTCGCATAGAGCCAACTGATGCCTTCCAGTTATTACCAATATACATCTTTGCTTTCTCGGATGCATTTGGCATCGCCTCTTCAATCCGATCAATAACAAACTCGGGTAGACCGATGTCTCGTAAGCCCTCCGTCAATACTTCTTCGCGAAGATACTCAAACCAATTACCAGTAGAAATGTCCATTTATTTTAACTCCAACACTATAAATAGTTGTTATCTTTTATAATCGTCTGCTAACCTAACGACATCATCTAGGTGTGGAGTTGACACCTCCATAAGTCTGACCAATTCTTTGCCTGCACCAAACCTATGAACCTGATTGGGTACAACATGAAGTGTGTGGCCGGTCATTATTTTTTGTGGTGGGCCTTCCTCATCAGTCCAATTCAGAAGTGTGCCCTCAAGTACATACACCGTCTCTTCTTTGTTCTCGTGATATTGAAGTGACAACCTCTGCTTAGGCTCTATATGCAGCATTTTCGCAACATAATCATCAGTCTCAGCCCAAATATACTCAAATCCCCATGGTTTCTCTACAACTCTCATACTACCTCCAAAATAATTGTACAGCGACTATCATAGATGATAACACAACACATATCATAGTTTTAGCTGTAAACATACTTTCATTAAGAAAATACCAAGTTAAAAGCGGGAAGGTAAAGTATGACATCGTAAAAATTAAAAATCTTGGTCCCCAAACTTCACCCCACTCTTCGTAACACAGCTTGATTCCATACCAGAAGCATATACCTGTTGGGATAGAGAAAAGAACGGCAGACAAGATAGGCTTGTCGCTCCACCAATTCCATACAAATTGGGCATTCAACTGGAACCAGCCCAATGTTTGTCCTAAAGCAAACAATGTACAAGCTAACATGATATTAAAAGTTGGCAATTAAGACCTCTTTGGCAAATTTTGTACTCTCAGTATGGCGACCCCACTGATCGATGATATAGATTGTATGTTCCTTATAATACTCGACAACAGTTTTGGAATATTTGTAAAGTAAGACAAACTTTTTGTCTGTTGCTAGTAAGTCTCTAACATTTTTATGTATGACTCTTGTTTGTTCAAATCCGACATTTTGGCCCTCTTCAAGAAAGTTTAGCGAGTATGTTCCAATTGGCAAAAATATAAAGTCACAATCAGTATCCATTTTTTTTATTGACTCAATAAAGTTTTCTTCTTCATCGTGTTGAATGTGTATGTTGGGACAATGAAAATTTTTCATTTTTGCAATGCTTCTAGACAAATCAAGACCCTCAACAAGTTTGCCAGAAGTAATATAGTTAAGATCTGAACTCTGATTTAACAAATAGAAAATACCAGATCTCATGAACGGATCAGGATACTTGAGCCATTCTTTCTGTAAAATGTCAAATATGTTCTCGCTCTCAATAGGACTAAAATGATTAGCTATAGCACCAACTCTTTCAGGGTCTGCAATTAAACACTGCCAAAATTCATAGTTTACATATCTATTGGTGTGTGCAACAACAAAACGATCAGCATCAGCCAGCTTAACCTCAAGACTACCGTCGTAAAGTAAGAAAGAATGGACAATTGAACCCTCTGGGATTATTTTTTTGAGGGTTGCTAGACACTTATTGTTGGTTATCGGAGACTTCAGTGGGCTGCTCATCTGCCATCCTTGTTCTGAAAGCTCTTAACTTTTCTTCTAACCCACTCAGAGTATCACCATTTGGTGTGAAGGGGTTTAGCTGATCGGATTCCTGTTGCTCTTGTTCTTGTGGCTGAGTCTTCATTTGAATGTAGCCGCCGGCTATTTTTGTAATGTCGTCTAAGATATGATCAGCACGAGCTAGTGATAATCTAAGCCCGTTGAGATCTTCAAGACCAGCAATAGAAATAACATCTTCAGCTAACTCACTGAATAATACAGATGTTGTTTCAAGCTCATCACCAAACTTATCTACAAGCCTCTCAACCTCGGCTGGTAGTTCTTCCAAATCGATTGAAAATTGAATATTTACTCTTTGTGACATTTTATCCTCTAATAAGTTGTTTGTTTTGTTGTAGCTTTTCTTCAACGAGTTGAGGAGAGCCAACTACTACAATCTCGGTGCCAGTTTGGCCGCGGTTGATTGTAAGCTTTGTAAATTGATGACTACTGTCCATACCGGGTAGCAAGGAATTACTTTCGTTAAGCTGTCCTAAACGAGAATCCTCACGAATCATCACGACATGTTCAGGATTAACAAAAACATCTCTCAAAGAATACTCTTGTTTGGATGAGGTGAGAGTATTTCTTTGACACACCTCTGTAAGTTTAACTAACATGCTTTCTCCATAGGGTACACATCCCTGCTTTTAAGTTTCCACTCGCGGCCATTGGCATAAACTTCGTAAACATGATTGACACTGCCAAGATAAATGCCTATTGTGGGCCTCTCAGTCGTGCGGTGTCTCATGCCAGTACCAGTATCTGACCACAATTGCACACCTTGTGGGATATGGATTAAATCTCCTTGATTCATCATTCTGCCCCCGTTTGTATAATGCCATAATTAGTTGTTATTAAGGTTCCTGCACAACTGGCAGCATTTTGTAAAGCAGTGCGAGTAACCTTAACGGGATCAATCACACCATCGCTAGTGAGATTAGAAAGAGTATTAGTTCTAAAGTTCCAACCCATATTTTTATCAGATTTTAGAACTTCATCCACAATCAAATCGGGAGACAAGCCGGCATTCTCAGCCATTTGTCTGATTGGTGCATAACAGGCATTCTTAACAATGACAGCACCGTTGGCTTGTTCGTGGTGACCTTGTTCGGTGGTGATGATAATTCTTTGGCATGCCCTAAGAAGAGCGGTACCGCCGCCGGGCACAATACCCTCATCTTGAGCAGCCTTAACAGCCTCAAGGGCATCTTCGATTCTATGCTTTTTCTCAGTCATCTCGACTTCGGTAGAGCCCCCAACACGAATAACAGCCACCCCGGAAGCGAGTCTGGTAATCCTTCTTTGAATTAGCTCGCACTCAGATAACGAATCGGTTGATTCAATGTCAGACTTCAAGGCTTCTATTTTAGTTTCAATTACATCTATATCAGCATTACCGCCAACAAAGATTGTGCCAGCCTTGCTGCTCTCAACAAACTTTGAAGTACCAAAGTCAACCATCTTAGTTTCGTGCAGTTTCTTTCCGCTCTCTCTGGATATAAATGTGGCACCGACTGATGTCGCAAGATCTTGTAGCAAGTCTCTTCGTTCCTGACCGTAGCCGGGAGCCTTGATTGCAGCAACTTTCATTGTGCCTCGCATCGCATTCATGATCATTGCAGCCAGTGCTTGCCCCTCAACATCTTCAGCAACAAAGATTAGTGGCCGTCCTTCGCGGGCAGCTATTTCTAAGACAGGTAGAATCTGATCAACAGAATTGATCTTGTGATCTGTAACAAGAATCATAGGATCTTCATGGTGCATAACAGACCGCCGTTCGTCAGTTACAAAAGCTGAGGCACAGTATCCAGAATCAAAACTAAATCCTTCCGTAATATCAAGAGAGGTCTCAACGGAGTTTGACTCTTCAATTGTAATAGAGCCATCTTCACCCACACGATCAAAAGCCATGGCGATTAATTTGCCGATACCCTTATCATTGTTGGCAGAAATTGTAGCGATGTGTTCAATATCTTCAAGACTGTTGACAGGGATTGCCATGTCCTTCAAGTTAAGAACGATTTCTTTAACTGAGCTTTCAATACCTCTTTGTAGCTCAATCGGAGAAATGCCTGAAGCGATAAACCTCTGCGACTCAGTTAGGATAGCACGAGCTAATACGGTGGATGTTGTAGTACCATCACCAGCACCGTTGTTTGTCTCAATCGCTGCCTGTTTGATAATCTGTGCACCAGCATTCTCAAACGGATCTTCGAGCGATACAAATGCCGCAACAGTTACACCATCTTTAGTAATAAACGGCGACTTTCCTTTTTCTTGTAGCAGAACATTTCTGCCTCTTGGTCCCAATGTAGATGCTACATTGTCAGCTAATACATTAGCCCCTGTTATAATCTTTTGTTGTAATGATTGTTTGTCGTCATAAGCTCGACTCATTAATACCTCACAGTTATTTTATTATTATACATCATTTTAAACAATATGTCAATATTTTTATTAAACTTCATCTGCACTTGATGCATCTTGTGTTTGCGACTGCAGCATTTGAACAACTTCCTTGCCGTCCTCTTGTGCTTGTTGGTTAGCTGACATCGCACCCGCTCTTTCTTCCGTGCTGAAATATTTTCCAATGTTCTCGGTAAACTCTTTTGTGGTCTGCAGCAGATTTATGAGATCATCCCCCAGCTTACTGATATAAATATCCGTGCATGCTTTTATATTCTCATCACTCAAGTTTATCTCACCGTAGTAGTCTACACCAGCGATGTTAGTAATTTTTTCTGTTCCTGCTGCACTAATCGACCATTGTTTTCCACCACTACCACCGGATGCCTCCATAAGTTTCTTTTCCTCACTCAAGATGTACTTTTCTCTTTCATGAAACTCGCCAAAATAAGATTCTGTGACTTGCTCAGGCGATGGCTGTTGTTCAGCCGCGGCAGGATTGCCCTCACTATAGCCCGCTGCATATGCTCTCTTGGCTGCATTGAGGGTTAATTTATCAGCATCTTTATATTCTGGAATAGTTTTGGCCCATGATTCAAAATCTGCGGCCTTGCCTTCATCAGCATCTTTTTTACCTTGTGTTCTGGCTCCCAATCGAACAGCCCTCTCAAGTTCCTTTTGATATTGGGCCTGTTTAACTGCTGGATCTTTAGGAGCGGATGCTGCTGCATTAAATTGACCTGCATCATCAAGATTCTTTACGAACATTCCCAGACCTTGATTGTAACCCGGAGTTTGTAAAAGAACTTCTCTCATCTGCAATAACTGTTTAGGATCTCCGCTCCAGCTTCTCGCTAATTTCTGTATTGCACCGCCTTGCTGGCCCAACAGATCGCCGTTGCCGGTCTGACTCATGATTTCAACAAAATTTTGTCGATTTATAACAAACTCTAATAACATTAATTGTGAAACCTTATCGCCATCTGTATTTTTTCTACCAATTAGATACTTGATTTGCTCTACACCTGTCCCGCCTCGAATAAAAAGATAGTCTACAAGATTAGTAAAGCTACCATGAATTTTTGTCTTGGGACTAAGAAGTTTAAGACTGACAGGCTCGTTGTCACCAGTGACAAAATCTTCAATCGGCAGAGTACCACCAACACGACCAGCGATCTGTTTACCGCCTGTTACAGCAGCCATAAAACCCTCAAATACAAATCCTGCAGATGATTCACTATAGTCGTTTAAACATGCTTGCAGAGCCTCTAAAATCATCATCATGTTAAGAATAGAATTAAATCTGGCACCACGACCCTTTCTTTGTGCAAGTTTTGGATCTGCAAAGCTGTTGATATGTTCGATTCTAGCTTTAATACTAGGCTGTCTGATAATCGATGCAAAAATTCTATCGATGTCTTGTCTTGATTGACTGTTTGGGTCTCCCCATGATTCAGTGGGAGTTAGTCTGGGTAGTGATAAATTAACACTAAAGCCCTGAGTGGCACTGCCTTCCTGTTCCTCAATGGCAGCACCGTATACAATTTGAGAAACTGATTCTAACATTGACTCCAGTTCACTAATCGTAGATTTGATGTCCTTCTTTTTTCTGACATCAATAAACATATCTTTTAAATAATCTGACACTTTACAACTCCTTAAATAATAATGTCTGCTATTCCTAACTCGACTGCTTCTTCTGCAGACAAGTAGACATTTACTTTCTTCTCCAGAAGCTTCTTTAAATCTTTCTTGGTTAAATTGGTCTCTGCTATTAGTGCCTCACTATACATTTTCTGTATCTGCTCAATGGCATCCATCTCATTTATAAGGTTATGAAGGGGGCCGTGACTACCACCAATAACAGAGTGAACCATAACTCGACAGTTTTTGCCGATGCATCGCTTGCCCTTAGTTCCTGATGCCAATAACAGAACACCGGCTGACATTACTTTGCCCAAGCCGATGGTGTGAATTTCTGTTCTTTCTCTAATGACTCGCATAACATCATACATACCAAACATATCGTCAGCAGAGCCACCATATGTTGAGATATAAAATTCAATTGGCTTGCTTTCTTTTGTTATTGCGTTAACTTCATCAAGATAAATTATTGCATGTATTAGTTCAGCAATTTTGTCATCTGTAACATCTGAGAAAAGCCCGATGACTCTTAAGTCGGGTTGTTTGGCTTGAGATATAAGTCTTTCAAGCTCGTCTTCAAGCAGTTGTTGTTCTTTAGGATCAACTTTTCTACCGCCTGAAATCTTGTCAAGTATTTTACTAATCATTATCAATCCTCCAGAATTTGAATGCCTCGTCTCGATGGAGGACAAGATACTTCATAGCTGAGTCCCAATCTTCAAACCCAAGGATATCTCTGAATGTATCAGGAGTATTCTCGACAGCCCATGTAATTGTTCTGTGTTTGAAACTTTGTCTTTCTTTTTCTATACTATCTTTAAATTTATATATTGTGAATTGATCCTTGCCGGATTCTTGCATATGTTGTACCATTACTTCCTCGGCAATCTTATATTTTTCCATTGCCTTAGCCATCATGAGTAAGTAGATAACTCTACTTGATTTCATTAGTTTTAATGAAACTCTAGTCGATCTAACAAAGTAAAATGTTTGACATGTAACATATCCAAATACAAAAACTAGCAAATAAAGCCACCAAGGATCCATATTGCCTCCACAAAAAATAACCACTAGTAGTAATACTAATGGTTATTATAATGACTCACAACAGTCTTGTCAACTATTTTGATGTTAATCTGTTTAAAATTCTTTCTGCGAGTTGTTCGACCATTTGCTCCTTGTTCTGCTTGTCTTGTAAGCGAGCAGCAACACGGCGAGCAACTTCGTTAACGATATCTTCTTCTTCCATCATTGGGGGGCCGCCTCTCATGCCAGCAGGGTCGTCGTCTCCGCCTCTCATTCCGGCAGGATCATCATCCATATCCATAGCATCGTCATCCATTCCCATGTCGTCGTCTTCATCATCCATTTCGACTTCGACATCATCACCCAAGACTTGCTCAAGAGCATCTTCTAGGGCACCCATAAAGTCGTCGATAGATACCATTTTAGAATCGCCACCAGCAGCAGGTTCTTCCATGTCCATATCCATGTCCATCTTCATATCACCAGCTTCATCTTCGGCATCGTCTCCCATGTCCATTGCATCCATTTCTTCTTCCATGGCCTTATCGCCCCTCATTCCGGGGGGATCATCATCATCTTCATCATCGCCCTCTCTCATGGGTCTCATACCGGGAGGATCATCATCTTCATCTTCATCTTCCTTTTCTCTCATGGGCTTCTTCTTCTTGTCGTCGCGATCTTCACCCTCTTCGAGATCTTCATCAGTACCATAAATCTCAGCGATTTTATCGGCACCAAGCGGGGTAAGTTCCGCAAGTTTCATAAAGCTGCGAAGTTCAGCTTCGGTTAAAAGTGTTTTGCGAGCCATTTTAGTTCTCCTTTAAAATTAGTAAATATACAATTTTGGCATCAAAATAAGTCAGTAATAAATAGTGTTGTATTTTACAAAAACTAATAAAATTACCAATCTATATTAAACTTGCGGATCCTTGATAGTGCTTTTTGTTCTATTTGTTTAACTCTAGCAAAGGATATACCAAGTCTTTCCCCTACCTCTCTCAAGGTCATGGAATCGTTTTCATTAATAGATATCAATGAACAATTTTTTTCGTCTGGATAATCAATCCAGAGCCTACATTCTGTGCAAGGACATTCGGTTTCTAACTCAATGCATTTTCTTGAGCATTCTCTCAGGCCATCGTAATTCTTCATAGTTCAGGATGCTCCTGAGCAATCATATCAAATATGTCTTCAATCTGGTCTTGTGAGAAGCCGCTCGATGACATGAGTTCCTGTCCACTCTTTCGGAGTTTATTAGATTTGACTTTTCTTTCTTTTGATTGTTCTTTAACATCATCAAAATAGCTAACTATCCTTTCGTCTTGCTCAATGTAGCCTGTTATCAAACTTCTAAAAAATTGTGATTGTTTCATGCCATCGGTTCTTAATCTTACCAACAACTGAGCATGGCGGTGATCTGTGTCGGTAAAAACAATTCTTTTATCATTTTTACCATACTTTATATCGTCACTCACCACTGCCTCCCCAAGATATGTGTTCTACTTTCTCCCATACCTGCCGGAGTCTGTTTTAAAATTTTTGCCTTTGATTGAAATTCTTCAAGTGTTCTGGCACCACTGTACGAAAAGCCAGATCTGATTCCTCTTTCTAAGTCTTCGAGAATCTTAACAACAGAGCCACGGTAAGGCACTCTGGCAGATACACCTTCATAAGACGAATAATTACCTCGCCAATTTACTTGTGCCTCTTTGCTTGCCATCCCTCTATATGTTTTCCACCGAGAACCATTCGAGTCTTCCATTACTTTACCGGGTGATTCATCAGTCCCAGCCAATAAAGATCCACACATTACCACATCTGCGCCGCATCCAAATGCCTTGACCATATCTCCAGAGTTTCTAATGCCGCCATCCGCTACAATTGTAACTTTTCTATCTGTTCTCGCACAATCAATAATTGTTTGTAATCCCGGGACACCATGACCGGTCTGCACTCTGGTAGAACAAATTGAACCTCCGCCAATATTACAGCGAACAGAGTCAGCACCCCAGTCAGCCAAGTCGTTTATGCCTTCTATGGTTGCAACATTACCAGCCATGATATGCACATCATTACCGATAGCATCTCTAAGTCCAGCCAATGCCTCTTCCATTAGTATGTGGTGACCATGAGCCACATCGACACACAAAAAAGTGGCACCTGATTCCAACAATGTCTTTGCTCTCTCTATAAAATCTCCAGAGATTCCTACTGCTCCGCCAATGTTAATTGGATCATGGCCTTTTTGATTAGATACTTCTTGAGCTAATGACACCATGCGAGACTGCATTTCAATGCCATTATATCTGTGAATAATTGCAGCACCACCGGCAATACCGAGACTAATTGCCATGGCAGATTCTGAGATGGTATCCATTGGTGATGCGATGATAGGTAATCTCAATACCAAACCATTTCCAAGATCTGTAGTGGTGGACACTTCTGTTCGACTTCTTATATCTGAATACTGAGGTATCAATAACACATCATCATACGAGAGTGCTTCATCTAATTTTGGCCATGTCATCGGCTATTCTCCTTAATAAATTTACGGATATCTGAGACACGATACCAAGTTTTTTCATTAGGATTAATTGGGTCGTCTAAGATCTTAATCTTTGGCTTCTCATCCCCAACAAATGTCCTAACCATTGATATGGTGGGAACACCATTAAACATTAATTGTTTTTCAATCTCGGGCATATTGTCCACATTAAAAGCAAAGAAGTGATAATCCTGATAGTCTTCATGATCGGACAGTTCTTCGTAATAGTCTTTTAGGTTGTGGCACAAGTGACAGCCATTGGAGTAGAACTTGACTACACAAGTTGCATCCTCTCTTACCTCGCCATCAAGTATCTTTTTCAGTGATGTCGGCGATAGTCTTTTCACACTCATCGATTACCTCCCTTGTTTTACCGATGCAGTCAGGACAAAAAAGCCTGACAACCTCTTGCTTGACAAGAACATTCCAAGACTGAACCATTTCCTTATTTTTCTTATCAAATTCTTTATCACATGCACTGCATGATTGAGGTAGTTTGCCAAACAAAGAAACTTGGTTTGACATTTTAACTTGTGCCTTCTCGCCAAGTTGTTTCTTCATGGCTCTTCTTTGTTGGCGGTTCACTTCTTTTTCTTCCTCTTCTTTTGGTGGGCTTGAGAATTTCTAAAAGTTTTTGAATTTTCTTCTAAATATTCCTCAGTTATTGCTGCATCTTGTTCAGGCTCTATTTGTACAGGTTCTGTTTCCTGTTCAACTTTGGCAGAGTCAATAATGTCTTGCTTGTATCCTTTCAAGGTTAATAGGCCGCCTTCATAATTAGCCAGTTTTAAACATAGTTGGGCAATCTTATCTACATCACCTTCCTGCTGCTCTCTTCTATATATGTCTTTTATCATTCCGTATGTTTCAATCACATGAGATTGTAACCGTAGAATTGATGCATTCAAACCTTCTTCAGTCATAATAATCTCCTTATCTATTAATCCTCTCAACTTTTCGCAAACCACCCAAGCTTCCATCAAAAACAACCACTGCGGAGGGGAAAGGTGCAGGATTGTCACTATCACCAAACTTTAATCTGCCACACACAAAATAAATCTCAGAGGCTTTCATAACATAATCATGCCAATACTTAGTATCTGTTCTGGATGGGATCAGCATAACAATTTTTGTATCTGGCTTGTGTGCCTCTTCGTATGCCTTTTTAATCCACTTTTCAATGCCGCGGCCATAGGGAGGATTGATAAAGCTTGTGAAGCCTCCCCAGTCCTTTGACAGTCCATCCTCAGCCTCAGTAAAGAAGTTCATACACTTCGCATTACTGGGACTTGCACATGGGTCTAGATCAAATGGGCCAAATCTCCAATCAAGCTTCAAGAAGAAATCTTGTGGTGTCGCCCAGTTACCTGTCTTGGAACTAAACATTACTAGTTTTGTATTCTTATCCATCTGTATTATTCTCCTTAGTTTCAAAAAGTGCAATCCAAGCCGCATACTTATCAGAAGCGGACTTTCGAGCAGTGCCGGGACGTCGATTCTTCAAGTGTAATTTAAGGTCATTGGAGCTAATTCTTTTGTAAGCACCTTTGGACACAGCAGCAAAAGTCCCGGGATTATCTTTTTGGAAATTATTTATATCTTGCACAATCCCGGCTGCCATTCGTTGATTAGTGCTAAAGCCGCTTCGGCAGTCTCTTTGAACATCTGAACCATACCTTGCTGGTGTTTTTCTACCAACCATATCCACAAACCATTCCTTAAATTCTGCTCCACATTCATTGCTAGCCCTAAGAGCAGGATATGCCGAAAGCATTTGGCACAAGGACAACAAAATGGATCCGGGTAGGTGCCTGTCTTTACCGAGTGGATTGTCGCAACTCATGATAAGTTCTTTTGCTTCTTTCAAAACTTCAAGATCATCAACTGTGTTGCAACACCGCTTTAAATCGCTGTATTTAATTTCTTGCCCGTCTGGTGGACCGACAGT